CACAGCTTGTAGGTTAACCCTACTGCATCTCGCTCAAACCGATAGCTTATGCTACCGGCACCCACTGCGCTGTTAACCTGACGCGCACAGACCGTCCTGCGGACTCATAGTTTGCGGGAACCTCGCTGGGTGAGTCTAGCCTCTCGGCTATTCTCAAGGACTTATGCAGTCCGTCCAGACCATCGAGGTGGTCAGCTCTGAACTCCGAACGCTGAACCCACGCCTTCACTTCTCCCCGTTGTAGGGAAGGTGAGTGACGGTGCGCTTTCAGCTCCGCGGGCACGCCATTCCTGTCGTGCGTACGGACAAGCCCCGGGCTGGTAGGACTCCCTGACGGGAAAATCCTCAGACCACGGTGGAGCTCTCTGTCGAGAGCCCCAACGGTGAGCGGGTATAACCCCGACTCAGCGAGCTTGTTTCGGAGAGACACGGTGGAAACCGTGTCTTCCACAGCTGTTGTGGAGAATCCGAGAGGGCGACGAACCTTCACATAGGACACATCGTGTCCCTGGAAGTAATCGCCGCCACAAGACTCACGGAAGAAGCCGCGAACAAACGACTTCTTCGCATTCACACTGAAGCCAAAGGACTTCAGGGCGTCCACAACAGCAGAGTACTCCGTCGACGGCACGACGATATCGTCACCGTAAACGGTTACTCGACGAACAACTTCACGACCGATCGGTAGGGATACCGACCCGCTGGTAAGGCGGGGGGCCATGGCGTACACGGCGATAGCCGCGAAAACCATGGCTTCAATCGGGAAGCACGTGGCAGCTCCCATACTCGCAAACTTGTTGAGAGTAAGGGTAGTCCCGTCAGGTAGAGTAGCCTGACTGGAGCGCGCAGCGAACAAGGCAGCCCGAAATTCTGGGCGGCCGCTCGTGAGTTCCCAGACAAGTCTGGAAGAAACCGAGTCGCTGGCGGCTGAGAGATCGATCGTAGCGATTTCCCGCGACACTGAGCCCTCTCGGGCCAGAGTGCGGTTCTTGGACGAATCCGAGAACCGAGGAGGGAGACCGCGTCTTTCGATGGACTCAGCCAATGCGTTCCACAAACCTTGCTGGCAGTACATCTTCCAGCTCGGCTCGATTGCGATGGTCCGAGGACCTTTCGCAGTCTTGGGGACGAACTCAACCCGAACAGGTTGAGTCGCTGCTTCTGTGGTTCGATCCACCAAGGCATGCCTTGGGTTCAGATACGCGTACTCGTAGGACGGGAAGAAGGGCTCTAGTCCTTCTTCCCAGTTGGGAAACTTCCACCGTGAATTCGGTAGGAGTTTGTCCTGCGAGGCTCCGTCTCCATGTTTGACATGGAGGTCGAAGTTGTCGAGACGAGTCTCGACATCGCGCATCACGCCATCGAAGAGATCCGCAAAGACGGCCTTTAGGGCCGGCGTTGCTCCGGTAACCGCGCGTGCGTCAACCGACTTGAAGTCGGAAATGGCACGAAGGGTATACCGCGGATCGCATTCGACTCTCATCTTGGCTGCAAAGCCAGTGAGCTGACGGATAGCCTTAACGGCCGTCCAGTCAGGGTTGGATCGAATCTGTCCATTCCTCTGGAACACTAGGGAGACGAAACCCCGCAGGAATGCGGGGAGCCGTCCATCCTTCCGGAATCCCGGAATCAGGATGTTGTCCCAGGTGCCTGCTTCAAGGGCGGCTTCGAAAGCCACCCTATAGGCATCCAGTGTTATGGTAAGGAAAGGTTCGCCTTCCTTACCATGGCGCGCGCGAAGAGTTTCCAAGTCGCGCGAGGAGTCGAGTGAGTACTGGGTGGAGATGTCTCGCAAGAGCATCTCCGCTAGAGCTACGAGGCTTTTCATGCATCCCTCCATTAGGGATAGGCATCCAAGGTCTCACAGCTAGTTGCGAACGATCAGGCCTGCCCCTGAACGATGTCGGCCAGAAGGCCGGCGGTGTCCAGGTAGTTGACGAAGATCTCGGAGAACGACGTCACCTCCGCCGCCGTGAACCCCTGAAGGGGGTGGTCGATGACCACGTGCACGCTCTGCGTGTACTCACGGTTGGTGGTGGGGAGGAGCGGGTCAGCAGAAATCTTCCGCTGCGTAAGCTTCACGACGTGACGCGAACGCGAGTTGCGGGAGTGCTGAACCGAGAGCTCGTAGGTTGTGTCCGCCGAGGCGAACGAACCGAGAGCCGTCGAAATCCGATCCAGCGGCGTAGCCGCTGGCGTCGTGGGCAGGGACTGAGGGTCAGCAAGGGCCATGATGTGTGCTCCATTCTGGGGTCATGTGCCTCCATAAGGCATGTGAAACGTCACGGACTTTCCGCAACGTGACCTAGGATCGAATCCTAGGAGGACTACCTGGAGCGACGGACAACCCGAGGGCTGTCAGTGCACCCCACTGCTGCGGGTTCAGGTTTTCGAAGTCGGT